TAGTCTTCTAACTGTCCGTCCGCTTCAAGAATAGCTTTTATCATATTCGAAACACCAGCTTTGTTAATATTATATGTATCAGTTGCTGTAAACAATACAGAGTTACCAGCTTGACTTCCATCATTATTGCTGTCATTTCCATAATTATAAGCTACTGATTCAAACATCTTTTGAGCTAAGTAAAAATCAATCTTTTTAGCAAGAGCATATCCTAGCTTCTGAGAATAAAGATTCATTACATCATAGCTTGACTGCGCTCTAGCAATATCAGAAACTGCGATTGCTGCGAATGTAGATTGATTAACTATTAGCTGATATTCTGCTTCGTTTGTGCTAACCTGTGTGAATGAAATCTCAGAATTTCTTTTTGCATCTGAATTTCCACCGTAAAGGTCTTCACCTGTAATTTCGCTATGTTTTGGCATATGTATAACATCACCACCATTAGCTACCATTGCAGACATATCTCTTGCTATTCCACCAAATACTAATGATTTTTCCATATAGTCTTTGACGGCTTCACCCCAAATTTCTGGAATGAATGTATCTAAAGCCGCATTACTAGTGTCATTAAGACCACCAGTTAAAAACGGTTTTGCTGTTGGGTCTAAACTCATTTAATTACCTATTTCCTTATTGTTGTGCCTCCACCCTTAGCTACTTGCTCGTAATATGTTCTTTTTTCTTGGTCATCCATCTGTGACCATGATTTTTCAGGAGTGACTGTTTTACTCCTACCTATTACTTCAGGTGGGTTTGGCTTTGAGTTGTTAATTTTACTTGTCACATATTCTAGAGTTTCTAATGGCAGATTTTCCAATGAATCTCTATCTTCTTCAGGATGTTTTTCTAAAAGGCTAGCTCTTTTACCAGTTTCATACTTATTCCATTTTTCAGCTACAGATGATAAATGTTTATTTTCAGAAGACACCTTCTCGTAGAGGGCTTTAAAATCTTCTTTCTCTTTCAATTTATCTTCTTCGGCTTGAGCCATAGATTTTTTAAGTTCTGATATTTGAGCCTCAGCATCCTGCGACCTTTTTCTATACTTTTTGCTTTCTGCAATTAACGCACCAATGTCGGTCGATTGCATTGTGGTTTCTTGTGTAGGTTGCTCACTTACTGTTTCGCTTCCAACTACTTGATTTTCTTCGGACATACTGCCCTCCTATGTAGTGTTTTTTAAATTATAAATACTATATCTTGTATTTATTGTATGCCATAACTTATATTATGGTTGTTGTTTAAAACAACTAATAATGAAAAATAATTTTAAAAAAGAATTAAACTTTAAAAAATCTTGGTTTGACTTTATGGGGTATCAACCTCACAAAGGACAAGAAAAATTACATTATCCTAGTAAAGATTCTGCAAGATTTTTTGTTATGGTTTGTGGCAGAAGATTTGGAAAGACTACCTGTTCAGCTATGGAAGCCACCTTTGTTGCATCACAGCCAAATAAAAGAATATGGTGTGTTGGCTTATCTTATGATAAAGCTGATTTAATGTTCAGAGAGATTTGGAAGAAAATGGTTGTTGGTAGGTCAAATGACATTGAAAGAGCCTCTGAAAAAGAAAGATA